ATGGACTTTGAACTCAACCCCGCAATGGTTGTGTGGCATGACGCCCACGTTGGAACAGATGGGTGGGAAGATTATGTCAATCTTGAAGACGATGGCCCTTGCGTAGTCAATAGTTGCGGTTTCTTGTTACCCACAGATAAGGGTGGAAAAGAAAACCACATCAGCATGGTGGCAACATTCAGCTCCGACGGTATGGTACATTCTGTGTTCCATATTCCCGTGCAAATGGTGCAACGGGTAGAAGTCTTAGTGAGGTCACATGAACTGGGAAATGCTCCTTTATTTTCTCCGCAAGGTAGTGCCATCCGGGGAACATGAGACCGAAGAACTGATCAAGTGCTATAATTTTGTACAGCAGATCATCGACCACGAAGCTGCCTAATGGCCTGCGACCATTGTGGAGAGGTCGATCGTGCTATTGCTATTTGGCCTCAGTACGTTCATGACAACTGTGAATGCTTGTGCCATCGGTGGAAGTCACGCAAAGGTCAAGAAGAACTAGCCGAACAGAAAAAGAATCGGCGCAAGAAGAAGAAGTAATGTCCACACACATAGCAGATATCCCTAAGCCTTTTTACTGTTACGTCCGTAATGAGTTTCTTTACGACATGCAGAAGGGTCATGGGGAGTTCACTCCCTGCATGGTGTACGGACTTTCTTCTCTTCCCGGGCGAGCCTGGGGTCTTTCGCTGTTGCTCAACAACGGTGCGATGGTTCAGCACGTTCCGGTTCATGCGATTACATTCGACCCCAAGACCTCGCACAGCCACCCACTAGATCACCTGCAAATATGGTCTTGTTATGGGTGGGATTTCGTGACGCACGAGTATGACGCATTGAAAGAAATGCCTGTCAAGGTCTACATGAAGGGCCAGTGGGAGATTGGCAGATACATTTTCACTGCTGCGCCTTACGACGACCACTTTGCCATGTGCCCGGATCAACACAAGCACTTTAACTTTGTCCAGCTTGAGTGCGGTGCGCTTGGCGCTTTCCCTGGAAACAGGATGTTGGTTTTTGATTCATCCTTTGTAGAGTTTGAACCCGAGAGACCATCCTACATCACTAATACCCAGTACTGGTATGTAGAAAACATTGAAGATGATTCACCTTTTGATGATGTAATCAATCACACAAATTCTCTCTAAATAGCTGTACGCTATAATTGACCAATACTGTTAGGAGCAATATGACAGACAATGATCGGTTGCCAGTGGGCTCACTTGTCCGTATTCACGGACAATCAGGCGAGTTTAAGGTTAAGGGCTACAACAAGGACGGCAGTTACTGCCTATATGGCGGTGCTGTTGGGCACGGTTCTTTTAGGGATGTGGTGAACGTCCGTCCAATTGTGGAGAAGAAACGTAGAAAGGCGGCCGAATGAAACGAATTCTTATCGCCTCTCTCGCATTAATAACTTTCACCCCAACTCGTGCGTCGGCAACTCCCATAAAAAGTTGTCCGAAGTACGAGTCTTTGTTTAGGGAATACAAGCTTCCGGTTAAACAATTTAGCAAAATCGCTTATCGTGAATCACGCTGCAACCCAAAGAGCATTTCCGCCATTAGACATACAGGAAAACCTGATGTTGGGCTATTGCAAATCCAGGGAAGTTGGGCTACAGTCACGAGGAACATTTGCAAAGTGAAGTACAGTCAAGTAATCAAAGCTCTTACCAAGGTGAGATGCAATCTTGCAGTAGCTTCATATTTGTATCAAAATGGTGGCATCGGCCACTGGAAAGGAACATCAAGTCATGACAGAAATAATTAAAGTAGCGTTACCGGATCGCATCACAGGTGACGCATTAGCCGCATTCCAAAATGCGTTGTTAATGATGGACGACTATCGCAAGGATTTAGCAGAGGCCCAGGATTGGGAGTCGTTGTGTTACGGACTAACAAACCTAATTGACTTCAAACAAAACCTTACTGCGCTTGTGGAAACCATTCAGCACGACATTTACGACCTCATGCCCGACAAGAAGCAAGTTGTTGAGGGATTAGGTACATTCGAGAAGCGCCGTAGCAATAGCAAGAAGTGGGAGAGCGAGCGATTGCTTAACGACATCGTGAGTCACCACTTGAACAACGGCACAGGGGAGATCACCCCCAGCACCATCTTCAATCTTGTCGAAGACCTGAAGAAAGCAATGCCGATCACAGCGTCACTTGGATGGCGCACTGGGGCATTGAAAGAAATGCAGATTGAAATCGATGACTATTGTCAGATAACCTGGGGTCGTCCTACGATCTCGGTAATTAAGTAAAGGAAACACCATGAGTGAAATAGCAATTATCCAACACGATTACGAAACAATGTGGAAGCTGAGCCAGCGCGTTAGCAACACAGTTTTTGTACCTACCGCGTTACGTGGCAAGAATGAGTCAGTTTTGGCTTGCATTATGTACGGAGCAGAGCTTGGCCTGGGGCCAATGCAGGCGCTGAACAGTATCCACGTTATTGAGGGACGCACTGCAATGTCTCCCGAACTGATGAGAGCAATGGTTGCTCGTCATGGACACCGCATTGATGTAGTTGAAAACAGCAACACAGTCTGCGAAGTCAAGGGCATTAGAGCAGATACCGGCAGTACAGCCACAGTGCGCTGGACAATGGAAGACGCCAAGATGGCAGGTCTTGCCAACAAGAACAACTGGAAGACATATCCACGTGCCATGCTTCTCGCCCGTGCAACGAGTGAGTTGTGTCGTATCGTGTTTCCTGACATTATCGCTGGCCTGTCGTACACGCCCGAAGAAGTGTCAAGCATCGAAGGCGTTGAATACTTTCCCGAAACAATGAAAACTGAAGAGCCCGCTGCGGTAGTGGAAGAAGTTGAGATTGTTGACGCAGAGATTGTAGAAGAACCAGCGCCAGCCCCGAAGCGACAGAAGGTTGGACAGAAAGCCGAGTTCGTAGAACTTGCTGATGTAATTGACAAAGTGATTCCAACAAGTCCAGTCGAGAACACAAGCCCACCTTTTGAGTTTCGTTTGCGTCAAGTTGAATCATGGGGTGGATGGCCTTATGTGAAAGCGATTGCAAAAGTTGCTGCAAAGAAGATCGGTGTTGAAGAACCGATTAGCGCTTACGAGCTAGCTCACAGTGAGAAGCTTTACAAAGAAGTGAAGATGGCCATCAACTCTAAGAAGTAGATAGCAAAGAAAAACCCCCAGGGAGCAATTCCCTGGGGGTTTTTGCTGTTAGGAGCGATGTAAGTGTACACCTTCCAATGAGAGCGTGCGACTCAGAATGTTGATTTCTTGCGACCGTAAACTGCAGTGCCGTGATCAGTGCTACGAGCCACAAACTCATAGCGAAGGCCATACTTCTTTTGTGCGTCCGAAGCCCGTTGGTATCCGGACTGCTTTGCTTGGTATGTATAAAAGAGAGCCCATACACCTTCATTGGCATCAAGGAACGCTACGAACTCACTCATCAGCGGCATACCAATTCGATACCCATTGCGAGGTGGGGGTGGAGCCTGAAGTTCAAATTGTGAGTGAGAGCTTGTGTCTGAGTTTTCCATAATTATCTCCTAATGTTTGGGCGATCAATGTGAGCGTTAGTGAGAGCGTACGATAGCAGCAAGTAGTGCCGATAGCAACATAGACCTACACCGGGAGCCAATGGAACCGTGAAGCTCGGGTCACAGAGAGCATGAACGATAACGATTGGCGAATGTTCGAAGCGAAGCCGGAGATCTCGGGGTCTGCACGACCGATCACGAAGCCGTCTTCGACATGTTCGTATTCAATGCGGAGCGCATAACCCCCAGCGCCGATAGGTACGATTTTCCACTTGCCCGTTCCAGGCTTCGCATTGTTCAGGCCTAGCGGTTGGGTTGGTGGTGGAGTTAGTTGCGTAAGTTGGTCTGCCAAAACTTGTAGGTCACTATGGGTTGTCATAGTTGCAAGTATGCCCTACACTTCGACCGTCGGCAACCCTGCCGACCAAAATGAAAGAACAGAACAATGTCCCAATGTTGGAATGACTTACAGCTTGCACTTAGTGCAGGAACAGACCGAGTGCTGCTTTACGGAGCACCTGGAACTGGCAAGACGCATTTTGCCTTGAACAAATACCTCGAACACGAGGGTCGGGAGCGCAACTCGTACCGAGTTCTTTGCTCGCCTGATATGACGACCGCCGATGTCGATGGACTGTGGAAGCCCAGTAAAGACGAGTGGAAATTCGTTGCTGGGTCTGCGCTTCGTGCATGGCAAGGTGGCGACCGTCTTATCCTCGACGAACTCGACCAAGCCTCCGGCGATGTGCTCACGGCGTTGTTGCTGATTTGCGATAGCGACGGTTCTGCTGTTCGCGAACACCCCGAGACGGGCGAGCGCATGACACCAGCCGACGGTTTCGAAATTATCGCAACGACCAACGCCGAGCGCCTTAGCGACCTCCCTGCGAACTTGGTGGACAGATTCCCTGTCCGTATCAACATCAGCGAAGTGAACCCTGACGCTGTGAAGCGTCTCCCGGCTCACTTGCAAAGTGTCGCTACGACCTACGCCAACCGACCTAAAGACCGCTTCTCTCTTCGTTCGTTCTTCGCCTTCGACAAGCTTGAGCAGAAGATCGGAACAGAATCGGCTGTGCGTCTCGTCTTCGGTGAAGAGGCGAACTCGATTCATCACGCCATCAAAGTTGCTCGTTCTATCGGTGCTGAACAACCTGACAACCCCCATATCGTTCATGCCGAAGACAACACTAAGACAGTCGCCTCAGGAAGTGGTTACTAAATGACCGAGCGCATTATTTCCCCCGAGTGGGTAGTAGGCGGTCGTGCTGATGTTCTTGTAGACGGGACATTGAGGGAGGGGTGGGGCATACGCTCCGCCCCTCTTGTCCGTGGCGCTTCGTACACGGATTTCTCGTCGAATGAGATGGCAGTCCCGACTGGCGACACACCGGCTGATGCAGCAGTACGCCTGCACGAACTTATTCATGCTCGAATTAGCCCGACCAAAGTCCCTCACGAACTCATGCGCCAACTAGGTGTGACGACCGAAGGGGTGAAGCTTGCAGAAGAAGTACGAGTGAACTTGCTGGGTCGCATGATTGGCGACAAGGTAATCGGTGACACGAAAGACCTGGCTGATGGTTCCGAGCAAGGACTGGCCGATAACGCTGTTACTCGTAACAGTTGGAACGACGCTCTGAACCTTTTCCTCACAACCTTCAATACGGACATTCATAAGACCGTCAAGCGACGACTTCGCCGTAACCCTGAGTGGAGAGAACCCCTTGACATAATCGGCAAGTGGCTCGGTGCTAATGGCTATCGTTACGACTCCAAGGTTGGAGATAGGCACGCTATTTCTAAGCACCGCCTTCGAGATACTTCTGCGACCGCTTATCGCTGGTACGACAAGAAAACTCCACACCTGGAAACACTTCCCGATGGGTTCATGAATCATGCCATGCCACTCGCACACAAAATTGACGAGTGGACAGAGAACCCACCAATGAAGCCAGCACCCGAAGGAATGGGGAGCCGTCGTCATAAACCCGTAGATGGAGAGTGGGATAACCTGCGATTTGGCATGACAAGCTTGACCGAGACAACGGCGTTCTTCTTGGGTCGTCGCAAGCGTCCGGCGATGGTTGGTAAGTACCCAACACGACCCGATCGCTTACTCACCGACCCCGAGCGTCGCATTTTTCGCGAGACCGTTCGCTCTAATGGTGGGATTGTTGTCTTCGACTGTTCCGGCTCTATGGGCATATCTCACGAGACTGTCAAAGATGTTGTGAAACAATTCGCTGGAGCGACCGTCGTGCTCTACTCAACACGAGGCGATAGTCAGCCGAATGTGTGGGTGGTTGCCGACAACGGGCGAATGATTTCCGAAGAAGACTTTGGAGACCTTTCACTTCACTGCGGAAACTGCATAGATGGCCCCGTCCTTCAATGGGCTGTGCGTCGTCGCAAGAACACCAAGGATTTCATTCTGTGGGTATCGGACGGTCAAGTGACTGGCAAGTACGACACCTGGGCTGACAGTCTTCTACTAGAGGCTGCTTTATTCCAGCGTAAGCACAAAATTATCGGTGCGGAAAATGCAGAAGAAGCTTTACAGATACTCGCCGACATGAAGCGTGGAGTCCGAACGCCACAGAACAAATATGTTCGACAAATAAAGAACACTTTGAACCTTTACGACAAAGAACAAGAAAAGAGCAAATAATGTCCCTACAAGATGAACTACGACCGATGACAATGCTGAACGATTTCATGGCGACCTATGGGTACGACAAGAACATCACAACCAGCGACGAGCACAAGAGCCTTTGCTACTTGGCAACCGAAACATGGAAAGACGGAGAGTGGGTCAAGCGGTGGCGACTCGGCGGTATTGCTGACTCTCCCGACCGAGCACTCCTCGAAGCTTTTGGCGAAGGCGTTGTGCTACTGAAGGACAGTCACAAGGCTGAACTAAGACACCATACGACCAAGGTCTCAGCGATCGTGCTCATGACTCACGGAACGGGTCGTTATGCGATCAATATCACCGGCGAGCCTTCATGGTGGGAAGACATTCCCAAAGAAGAACAGGAAGAGATGCGACAGAGATTGCTCGAAGAGGGTGCTATCGAAGAACTTGAAGCAGCCGATGAGGGTGAGGTTCCCGTTCGGGTCGCCAATATCATCACGCCGTTCGGGCTGGGTGCCCAGGTTGCCATGTTCCGACCGAGCAAGAGCAAGCCACAAGTCGAACACGCCGAACAATGGACTGGCGAGCACGACAACCCCCAGCCTTCGGGAATGGTGGACGAGGCACTTATGTCTTCGTTCTTGTTCTTGACTGTCATCTATGACACGGTTCGCAACGGTGGAAGCATGAACGCTGAGGGTCTAGTCGAGAACGCTCTACGCAATAGCAACGAGCCCAACGGCAAAGAGATGCTGGCGTTCGTTCTCAAGCTTGTCGCCAATGGCATCGAGTCCGGCGTTTTAGAATTCGGTGAGGATTAGGCGAACCTCCCCGATAGAGTTGTGGGCGTTGGGGTTTTTACCCTTTCTCCCCCAACAACAAACAGAGACCCCCGAGTGAGTTCCCCCACTTGCTCGGGGGTCTTTGCTATTGTCGGGGTCGCCACTAATGGCACTAACGAAAGGGAACACTCATGTTCGCATTTATTATTTCGGCGACCGTCGTATCGGTCATTCTTCTAACGGGAATACTCGCCTACGAGTTGGGCTTTTCCGACGGTGAGAGTGTTCGCGAATACAAGCGCACAGCGACCGAGCGAGCCATCGACGCTGCACTTGGTGAGGGTGAGGTCGTCGGTCTTGCGATCGAAGCGCACCCAGGTCGCTACCCGTTCCGTGTTCAAGTTCGGTCGAGGGTCTATGGGTTCTCAAGCTTGAACGAACTCACCGCCTGGTACGACTTCGCAACGGACGAAGACACAGCGCACCCAACGACAGAGGACGCACTTCGACTGCATGGCGCAGAAGTGGTGAGCCACCCCAGCCTTGGCTAGTTAGTCCGGCGAAGACCCCCAGCGTGAGTTATTGCGCTGGGGGTTTTTTCGTGTATGCTCACCCGTGGCAATAATGCCGAGCCTGAAAGGGGCATAAAATGAATACAGCAGTGGAACACCTAAGCGCACTAGGTACGGCGGTGAAAATTCCCAAGAAGGGAGGCGGTGCACAGATTTGGCACTTGTTCGGCGCTGAGTGGTTGAACACGGCCGATAGCGACGATGTTTACATGCTCCTGAACGGTGTGGGTCGTGACCCTGAAGACCGCCACACTCCTCACGCTGTGGGCGTACTGACGACGGGCTGGGCTGCACCCCTGGGCGAAGATGGCACGATCGAAGGCGCACCAAGTGAGCACCCTAAGCGCCGTCGTGTTGTCTTGTTCTGTGTCGCCACCCGAGACGGTGATATCGCCTCTCGCATGGTCTTCGAGGACACGCCGACCGAACCAGTAGATGACGACGGAGGCGCTACGGGCGCACTCGCTGACGCTATCGACGCTATGGCGCTGAGAGTGTGGGGTCGTTCGTTCATTCTCCAAATGTTCGCAAACTACGAGATGAGAAAAGAGAGCATGAGCGAAGAACAGCGCCAGCGCCTTGCCGGTCGTCTCTCGTCATTCGTTCAAGGCATGGTCGATGAAGACCAGGCGAATAGTGAAGACTACGGCGACGACCTCGACGACGAAGACGGCGCAAGCTTCTAGACAAGATGACTGCGCAAGCTTCTTTTAGTCTGCTATCCTCGACAACGAGCGCCAAGGCGTTCACGAAAGAAAGGGTGACTCAATGAGTACCGAAGAGAAAGAAACAGAGACGGTCTCTGTGTGGACATACACCGAAAACGCTCCGGCATACGCTGGGGCTATCGCTTACCTTTGGGGCTGGTCGTTGAACTACGACAGAGAAAACGCCCCCTTCCCATTGTTCCTTGACCTTGTGGGCTACTCACAGGATCGCTGGGGCAGTAAGTGCAGCGTATGGGGCACGACTGAGACCAACGGTCTCGGCTGGTTAGAACTCGACCTACTGGCTAAGGCTCTTATCGAGTACGCCGACAACCCTCACGACTGTGACCGATGGCTAGACGGTCTCCACGACTGCCACGAGGACTAAGAACCCCCAGCCTTAGGGCAAAGAAAGACCCCCAGCCGGTGACACGGTCGGGGGTCTTTTTTCGTGTACGCTCTCACTCGGCAACAACGCCACGAGAAAGGAACAGACCAATGACCGAGAAGCAAGACCCGACAACACTTAGCCCCGAGTGGGGTGGCTGGGTTGTCTTCGTTAGCAAGCCCAACGGCGACCGATGGACAAATGGAATATTTGACAACGAGGACGAAGCGAACCAGCACCGAGACGACGAGCGCAAAGCAGGCCGTGACGCTGTGGCGGTCTCGCTGTGGCTGTTGAACCCCGACCACTTGCGAGACATTGAACGCCGAGTCGATGCACACGAGGGGACACGCTGCAAGCAGTGCTATGACCTCGTAGACCCCGACGACCTGGAGCGTTACGACATGACAGAACCCGAAGACCTGCGAGGCTCGTACCTGTCCTGCCCTACCTGTGCTCGTCGTTGCTGGAAGTGTGACGCCGAGACCCTTGGCGCTTCGCTGTGTCCGGAGTGTCTCACCCAGCAGTAACCAACTAGCGACCTACTAGCAAACGAGAGACCCCTGCCGGAATTGGTGGGGGTCTCTTGCTGTTCCTGGGTGCATTGAGTTGCCCGAACGAATGAGCGCCCAGCGAGAGCACTTAGCGACGACCCAGCGCCAGCATGACGCGAACTGTGCAGCACCCGACCTGGGTCAAAGCTTCAACCCGACCCCAGCAAAGACAGAGCCAGCAAGGGTGAGAAGGACACGCACCGACACACACGACCGACGACCCCGGCAACGATCGAGACCCAGCCCCCCGACCCTCCCGACCGGCGACGACCCGACCCCGACCCGACCCCCAAGCCCACCGACCCCGACCATCGAAGGGAGGAACGCACCCCCGCACCCGCAGGGGGGACCCCATGCCATTTATAAACTACACGCGCCCGTACGTTTGACTAAAATTTTTTGGGGTTGCGACCGACTGCAGCACGTCCTGAGCGGTGAATTCCTCCTTCTAAGGCCTGATTTACTCCCGAAAGGGGTGAAAATGCAGTAAATCTGTACCCGGAGTTAAAAATCTTCAACATTTGTTTCAAAAAGACCCACCAAACAGGTGGAATCCACCAGTGCCAGCTTCTTTCAGGAGCAATTGTTGACTATCTCGCTGTGTGGGCCGAACTCACAGGTGGAGTTCTCTAGCTCCCCCCACGGTTTACTACTGTGTAGACGGTCGCCGTAGCCAAGTTCTTTTAGCCGACACCGGATTTAATGAGATGACGTTCATAACGCTGCTTGTTCCTCTTACGCAACAGGGGCAAGACCATCTGTCTTCATTCTTGCTTGGGTGCAGGGAACATCAACCCACGTTCCCGTGTAAACACCAGCAGAGTGCAACTCCCTACGTGGCCGTGGTCCTTTAGCTTGTGCCTCAAAGATACACGATGATCTCACCCAGCGCAACCTCAGGAGCAAATTATTCTCATAAAAGTTGTTGACTTGAAGATTAGCTTGTACTATTGTGATCTACAACCGAAAGGAAGCTGTATGACAACAGTAAACATCACCCAATGGGGTGGAGAAGTAGAAATACCCGAAGTAAAGGAAAAGAACCCATCGGAGGGCGTGTGGTGAGCGATAAGGACATGACAGCTGACGAATGGATGAAGTATGGCTGGGAACGGGGCTACTGCAGTCCTCCGGTCTGTTACACCCATGATGGCCTCCCGATGAGCGAAGAGGAGTGTGAGGAGTTCTTTGAGAACGACCCATGCGTCCACATCATCAGAATGTACGAAGACCAGGATCACCGCCGTCAGATTGAGGCAGATCACGCTCCTACACAGTGGAGAGCCTCTAATCAGGGGTGGGAACGATGAACTACAAGAGATCTCGCTACTACAGCCAAAGCACCCTCTCTCGCCTCATTGACTCGCAAGAGGCACATGGGCGGACGCAAAAAGAGCTTGAAGAGGCAAAAAACCGGATTTTGGAGCTCGAAGACATTTTAAATACACTTTTAAAAAAGATCTCCGAAACAAACGCCAAGTCTCTCATGGAGGAGGAAAATGAGTGAAAAGCAGCAAGTCCTCCCTTTTCAGCCAGTTATTGACAAATTGCGCGGTATTGACGATTCTGACTGTGATTTTGCATTGGCTCTTGGCGTAAGCCGCGACGTAATGCGTAACTGGGTTAAACGAGGAATTAGGTTCTATCGGGCAGATAAGCTAGCTTGCAGCCTGGGACACCACCCCTCATACTTTTGGCCCAAAGAATATTGGGATTTACCCGAAACCACCGAATCAGACGATAAGATATCCGCATAGGAGGATTATGAATCACATCACTATTATTGGAAACCTAGGACAAGATCCGGAGCTTTCTTTCACAACAGGTGGAAAAGCTAAGGCAAAGTTCAGCATTGCGGACACTCGCGATGTAAATGGTGTTAAGGAAACCACCTGGCACCGCTGTGTAGCATGGGGGAAGACCGCTGAAAACGTTGCTTCAATGTTCGCTAAAGGCAATCGTATTATGGTTGTGGGTCGTTATAAGACAGACGAATATACCACTAAAGCCGGAGAGAAGAAGACCGTAATGGAAGTCCTTGTGGACGATTGCGGCCCAAGTATCCGCTTTGAGCTGCCGAACGATACTCGTCCGAAGTTCAGCGATTCCTCTTCTCCGCAAGAACTATTTGATGAAGCGCCGTTTTGATTGGATCGAAGAGGCTAAGTGCCGGGTCGAAGGACACGACACAAACCTTTGGTTTCCGTCTGAACCGCAAGGAAAAGACTTTTTTGCTACAGCAAGAGCAATTTGTAATGAATGTCCAGTCAAAGAAGACTGTTTAGAATACGCACTAAGTTTCCCGTCAGTAGAAGATGTGGCGGGAATGTATGGAGGATTATCACCATGGCAACGGGAGACTATACGTCAGAACCGCTTGACGACGAAACGTACCACAAGCAGCTCGTATGGGAGCAATTCCTCCACGATGCGGTCGAAGCGGGTAACAAAGCCATCGAATGGTTTGACCTCGCGGACTACTCTGACGAGTTGGTTTCAGAATCAGAACTTGAGGAAGTCTACAACGAACGCTGGCAATCAACCGGAGATGTTGTTGTCGCCGCTTACAACTTCTTGTGGCCTGAGATTGAAGCATTGGCAATCAAGCTGGGAGTCCCGTTCCAGCCTGAAATCGGAGAGATTGATGGTATCCAATTTGGAAACTGAATTTTACACACCAAAGCAGACAAAGCTTCTGCTCGCATCTACCCATGCTGCACCCGACAGTGCTGTGTCAGCACAAGCGCTAGCTGGCATTCTTTCTGCTGGGTGGCCTGACCCATTGCCTGAGCATATTGCTTCTGCTATCTTTATGGGGTGTTCATATGTCATGAACTTAGGTAAAATGGCATACGACGCTGGAAGCATTACCCCTGAGGAAAACGCTTCTATTCAAGGTATTTGCGAGTTATCTATGCAAATTTGGAAGAATATTTACGAACAGGTAAAATCAGAATAATGCCAAATTCAGACGAAATTCGGGAACAAAGAATTGCAAACATTCTTCCCCATGCTTTTACTCCTGAAAACGCGGCCGAGAATGCCCGCAAAGCTGCTGTCTCCCGTAAGGAGAACCGCAACAAGGAAAAGCATGTTCGTACTGGATATACCAAAGAAATTCTGACAGCACAGGAACAGCTTAAAAAGCTTGGCTACAACAAGATCGATGACTCCATTCCTCGCGAGGATATTCCAAAGATGGCTATTGCTATCATGGCCGATAACGCATTGCGTGTATTGGGTGGGGAATGGGAGATCGGTTCTGCTGAGGAAGCTACCAAGATCGCCAAAGTGTGGCATGACATTCTCCGTCTTGAGATGAACCAGGCTACAACTATTTCCGGTACACAAAATGAGACTCCCGAAACGAGACAAAACCGCCTTGAAGAACTCCGTCTTGAGGCTAAGCGTCGTGTTGAAGGTGGGTTGAGGGCTGTTGCTGGTGACGCATGAGCCAACTCCTATCCGATGAAGAGTTTAATAACCTCTCTACTCGCGAACAGGACGAGTATCTCAAGCTTCTTGAAGAAGACCTTACGGCTTGGTCTCTCCAAGGTAATGAACGACAACTACGTGCGAACCTCCTTCTCGGTAAAGTCGACTGGCTCCTTTACGGTGGTGCAGCGGGTGGCGGTAAATCAGAGCTGCTTACCTACCACGTACACCAGCTCAGCCTCCGGTTTCCAGGTCACAGAAGCCTACTTATTCGTACCTCCCTACCGGAACTCCGACGATCTCTAATTATCCGTACTCAGGTACGGTACGCACAGGTTGAAGTAGACGCAGTATTGCGAAGCGTCGACAACGTTAAAGCGTGGTGGTATGGAAACGGAAGTATTATTGAATACGGTTACTGCGCCCGCGATGAAGATGTTGGCCAGTTCATGTCTGCTGAGTATGACTTTATTGGTTTTGACGAAGCGACGCAGTTCACGCCGTACCAAATGCTGATGATTTCAGGTCGTCTTCGTACCAGCAAAAAGATGGCCGCAAAAGGTGTTAGAACCCACGTTATGTTTGCCACCAACCCAGGTGACCGAGGACATACGTTTTTGTATCAAATGCTGGTTGGGCCTACCCAATATGGCAAGTACGCCGTTGTATATGATGTGTCCAATGGATTCGAAGATCCACCAATTGTACGCTTAGTTGAGCTACCGGAAGACTTAGAAGAACTTGAAAAGCTTGAAATTGAACACGACCCCAACAATCACCTCGTTGTTGCTTTCGTCCCTTCTACTGTGGTGGACAACCCGTACATTGACCCGACTTACAAAAAACACCTATCAATGCTTCCTGAAACGGAACGCCGCCAAAAACTCATGGGCGATTGGGACACGTTTTCGGGACAGTACTTCGTGGAGTTTCAACGTGACATTCACGTTATTCCCCCATTCCCGATCCCGGATTCGTGGCAAAAGTATCGCGGTGTTGACTTCGGAACAGCAAACCCTTACTGCTGCCTGTGGGGCGCGGTCGACCCAGCTGACGGGACTATGTACATCTATAGGGAAGCGTATGCTAAAAATCTCACTGCAGCGCAGCAAGCCCGGGCTATCAAAGGGCTATCTGTTAGTACCGAAGACAAACCGGAAAATTACGTTATGAGTGTTGGCGACCCGTCAATGTTTAACAACACGGCGGGCACCGGCACAACAGTGGCTGGACAGTACAATAGTAATGGCGTAATCCTTACAAGAGCCAAAAACCAGCGTATTGGTGGATGGCAGAACGTTCGTCGTTATATGGCACCTAGTCCTGTTGACAGTGTAATTAGGTTAAAAATCTTTGATAACTGCGTCAATTTAATTAGAACCCTCCCTCAGATGCGCCACGCCAGGACAAACCCTGAAGACCTTGATACCAAAGACGAAGACCACGCAGTCGACGCTTTGCGGTATTTGTTAGGCTGCAGACCTTATGAGGTCCATAAACGCGCAGCTAAGAAGTATGCTGAAGGTGCAGATGGACGTGTACAACGCTATATGGAAAAACTCGACAAAATGGGCAAACGCTCAAGAACGAAACGGTGGTAACAAATGTTACGTGTAGACCATTACTTATATCTTCCAGGTTGCTGTGGCTTTTGCCGCAGTGTGAACCTGCCTACGATTGATACCGGGATTGACCTAGATCACCCAAACAGTCCTGATGACGACAACCCATCGGCTAATCGTCGTTTTTACGTGTGTGCGGACTGCTGTGTTGAGTTGAGCCGCATGGTCCTCGATTCCCGCAACTTGGAGCTTATTACAGCAGGATCGAATCAGGCGCTCTCTGACATGATCACTGAGCTGTCAGAAAACAATGTAAAGCTGTCCGGCCGCATTGAAGAGCTTGAAACTACTTTACGTATTATGAATAGCATCCCCAAAACACCTATTGAAGAAGCTCCACCAGCCAAAAAGAACTTTAAAGTCGTACCACCAAAGGATGTGGAATTGTGATAATGTTGTCTATTGTAGCTCTCGGTAATATGGGAGTTACTATTTGGCTTGTTCGCGAGAACCGTCGAATTACACAATTAGCTATTTCACGTCACACGGGAGACTTTACATCAATGGTTAGGGCTGAGAAGACTCCTGCTTCTAAGAAAAAGAAGAATGACGATGGTGAAGAGATTTACCACACATGGCGTGTCCCGTCTGAAGGAGTCGCTCCGTGAAGCCTTGGGCCCCACCGGTTGCTGCCGATGTAATTAGCATGTGGCAAAAAGCCGACCAGTACCTCGTTAAAGAACGCCGCGACTATTGGATGAATGCGTCTTATTACGCTTCTCACCAGTGGATTTGGTGGGATGCAACCCGCAACATCGTACAAGAGCTTGACTACGCTAACGAAGCTGAACGCAACTCTCGTATCACTATCGACAAGTATGGTCCTCGTTGCCGCAGCCTTTTGGCTCGTCTTACCCGTTCTGAGCTTATTTGGGAAGTCCAGCCTAGTGGTATGGATGACGCATCAATGCGCCGTCAGCGTCTGCAAGAACAACTTCTTATGGGTGAACAACGCCATAACAACTGGGAAGATATTCGTGAAATGTCTATCTTGCAGACTTTGTTTGGTGGAGCTAGCGCAATCGCCGTCGACTGGGACCCTGACAAGGGTGAAGAATACATGATTGACCCCATGTCGCAGATCTCTGTTCCGCAGGGCGGAATTAGGCTTACACCTCTTGGTATTAATGAATTTACCCTTGAGCCGGGCTCACATAACGACCGCGACGCCCGTTGGTGGATTCGCTGTACGAGCCTTCCACCGGAGCAAGTACAGGAAAGGTACAACCTTGAAGAAGTTCCACAGGCCGACGCAGAAGCTATGCTTTCTTCTCGCCATCGCAGTATTCTATTACGTCGCCCGGGTGGTGCGCCACCCAAGACAACCCTCGTCTACGTCTATTACGAACGACCCACCTCGCGTGGCCCGGGATGTGTGGTACACGTTGTAAACGGAAAGATCGTTCTTCAGGAAGATGAGTGGCCATTCCCATTCAAGCACCTGAACTTGTCTCTTTTCCGTCAAAATAAGATTCCTACAAGCTGGGTTGGACACACTCTCCTTACCCCTGCTCGTGACGTTCAATACGCATACAACCGCGCTCGCTCGACAATTCTTGAGCATATGCGTAAAGCTGCAAACGCTCGATTGATGATTCCTGCTGGCTCGGTTGACGACGCTGACATGATCACAATTGACCCCGCCGATACGCTGGAATACAACAGCGAGATTGGAGAACCGCATTGGCAAATGGCTCCTGAAGTGCCCCGTTGGATCTCCGGTGAGGCGGCACAACTAGAAGCGGAGCTGGACGATATTTTCCACACACACCAAACAACGCGAGGCGAGGCACCTGGAGATCGCAATAGCGGACTTGCTTTGTCGTTGTTGGCTGAAAAAGACGACACCCCACTTGGCCCTATGGCCAAAGACCAGTCTATGGGCTGGGGTCGTATTGGCGAAATGACGCTTTCCCTGTACCGAATGAACTCGGAAAATAACGACATTACTAGAAAAGTGATGCTAATTACAGAACAGGGCGTCCCCCACCAAGTTACTTGGGGTGCAAAAGACATTGACGAAAAGCCGGTTGTTCTTGTCCCAATGGACGCGACAATGCCAAGAAGCAAGCTTGCAACACAGTCGATGATCACTTCGTTGGCTCAGCAGTTCCCAATGGTATTCCAAAACGTGGATGCCCGTTCTCTTACAAGAATGCTGGACCTTCCTGATCCAAAGCAGTTCTTGTCACAACAAGACCCTGACATTGCCAAGGCTGAATGGGAAAATGGTCTGCTCATGCAGGGCGTTCCTGTTATCCCTGAAGACTTTGACGTACACGACGCTCACATTATGATTCACAACAACGAACGTAAGAGCCCTGCGTACGAGCTTGCTGATCCTCAGATTAAGCAAATGATTGACATGCACGTTATGGCACACATGCAGTTCCTCACTAACGAGACTGCCGCAACCATGGCTCAATCAGATCAGGCAGCTATGGGCGAGATGCAGGACCCAGGAGTCACGGCTGCGCTGCAAGCTGGAGTTGGACTACCGCTTCCTGAAAACGGGATGATGGAGGAACAGGATTTAATGGAATCTGAAGATTCATTATTTGCCGGTGCTGAACTCCCCCCAGGAGCACAATCTATGCCTATGATGGGCGCAGAACAAATGATGGATCCGTCGATGATGGACCCGACAATGATGGGTGGTATGCCCGGAATGGAAGGAATGTAAATGTCTTTTGAGGACACAAACTTTACTGATTATGTAACTCCTGAAGAGGGCGCAGAATCTTCTGCCCCGGTAGAAACTGGAGCTGACACAAACTGGGAAGAGCGTTATCGTTCAGAAGTTCAAGACCGCATTCGCGAGCGTGAGCGCTACAAGCCAATCCGTCAAGTATTTGACAACATGCACCCTGATGACGCTGCTGCTGTGCAGGGTTTTGCACAAGCTTGGGCTGCCGGAGACCAGGATACTGCTATTCAGTGGATGATCGACAACGCCAAAACTTTAGCTGGAGATCGTTTTTACGACATTGCTGGAGTTAATAGCCAAGGTCAAACACAGCAAGAAGTACTGCAAGAAACTGTTAATCAGGCTCAGCAGCAAGGCCTTACTCCTCAGCAGGTCGAGCAAATGGTTGAACAGCGTATGCAGGCTTTCCAGCATGAGCAGATTGTTCAGGGATATGAATATGAGATTGAACAGACACTCCAGGAAGCTGGATATGATCCAAACAGCCCACTAGCTATTGCGGCTATTTCTGCAGCACAGCAGCGGTCCGACCTGGACCTTCGTGCAGCTATTGCAGATGTAGAGAATCAGATTCTCCAACAAGCTCAATCAATTGTCCAGCGTCGCCAAAACCCGTCGGAAGGTATGCCATCAGCAGCACCTAACGGCATGGCTGCAATCATCCCAACTGGCAACATGTCTCCACGCGATCGAGCTATGGCTCGTCTTGGACAAAGCGGTCTTAGTTAGGCTACTTGACATAGCGCAAGTAACATATAACATATAGATATACATTCGTCTTGGATTAGACGGTGTAAAAACATAGTCACCACAAAGGCACGTTGACGGAACGTCATAGCGCCCCGATGTTCGGAGAACTAGGGACCGCCGGGTAGTGGGTCTAAACAACTCAATCCATCAACAAAACAACAATCAACAGTAAGGAATAACAAAGTGCCCGCAAGCCTTTCCACCGTTGATGCAATCCTTAAGGACGACTACAAGGATTACATCGACCAACTTAACCAAGCGACTTTTCTCCTCTCGCAGATCGAGACTCGCCGCGACACCATCACGGGCCGTGTTGCCCGCCATGCACTCCACCTCGGACGTTCGTCCGGTGTCGGCGCTCGCGGCGAAAATGGCACGCTCCCAACAGCAGGCAACCAAGGCTTCGCGACGGTCCCCGTACCAGTCCGCTACGTCTATGGTCGCATCCAGCTGAGTGGTCCAACAATCCGTCAGGCTGTTACAGACCGTGGCGCATTCGTTGACGCACTTGACGCTGAAATGCAGGGAATCCGCCGTGACGCAATGAAGGACGTTAACCGTCAGCTTTGGGGTACATCTAACGGTGTTATCGCTCAGTGTGGTACAACTTCTTCTTCAACAACTGTCGTTTTGGCAGCTTCAACCGGTTCAACAGCTCTTCGCAACCTCTTCTTTGATGGTGGCATGGTTATTGACATTGGTACCGTAGCTGACCCAACCGCAGTTGCTTCTGCCCGTACAGTTACATCTCTCAGCGAATCAGCTAAGACGATTGTTATCTCCGGTGCAGCAGTTACCACTTCATCCACGAACTTCATTTTCCGTGCAGGTGCAGGCGGTGCTTCCAGCAACAGCGGCCAGCCAGGTGACGGTCAGAAGGAATTGACAGGTATTCAGACAATCGTCGACGATAGCGCAGTCCTTCACACCATCAACCCTTCAAGCCAGCCAAAGTGGAAGGCATACGTCAACAGCAACGGTGGAACAAACCGTGCCGTGACCGAAACCCTCATCACTGGTGCAATCATGAAGACCCTCATCAACAGCGGCAAGAAGCCATCGCTTCTCGTTTCTGCAGAAGGTGTTCACCTTTCGGTTGCAAACTTGTTCCTCTCGCTCAAGCGAAACATGGAGCAGACCCAGCTCAAGGGTGGCTACGCAGGTATCCAGTACTACTCACCATCAGTCTCCGGACAGGGTGACGAAGGTCCAACAGTTCTGTACGCAGACTTCGACTGCCCGAACAACGCACTCTACGGCCTTTCGCCTGAGAGCATGGTGTATCACCAGGTTGGCGAAGGTTGGCAGTTCATGGACCTTGACGGTGCAGTGATGAACCGCGTTCCTAACACCGATGCTTACGAAGCAACGATGACCTGCTATGCAGAACTTGCATGTAAGCAGCGCAACGCTAACTTCGTGATCAAGGACCTCACGGAAACCACCATCTAAGATGGCTGCAACGGTAAGCGTCGTTACGGGTCCGGAAGTTCCGGGCAATCGTAAGTTCGTGACCGCGACAGTCACCTTTGATTCGTCGTACGCGACCGGGGGAGAAGCTATCACGGCTTCTTCCCTCGGTCTCGACCGACTTGATTTTATTTGGGCAGTCACCCAAGACGGCTATGTACCTTCGTGGAACGGTTCAACAACCGCACCCAAGATCAAGCTATATTGGGTTGACACTACAACAGATGGTGCTGCATTAGCAGAAGTAGCAAGCACAACGGACGTTTCGACAGTCGTTGCTCGCATCTTTGCATTCGGCGCATAAAAAGCTTGTTGGCCGGGGTGGGTCTTTTCTCCTTTCACCCACTCCGGCTGGCATCACCTAGGAGAACATTATGGATTTAAGAGCTCACGACATTTTGGGACAACACATCCCAGGCTCGGACGGATGGGCTGAGATTTCCACCGATGTGTACAACATCTCGGAACGAATCCGCAAGGGAGACGAATCAGGTTGGCGCGGTGATCCGACTGCCAGTATTCTGTTTAACCCTCTTACGCAGCACTTTGAAGTATGGCTGATCGACGGCCAAAACACGCCTTACATTGCGTGCTCTTCCCCGCGCTGCGATCACTCTCTTATTGTGAAGCTCATTGAAGGCGACTGGCAAAAAGGCCACCGCTTGATTGAGGACATTCAGAAGAAGAACCGTGCTGCCCGTGCTGCAGAAGACTCAGCACAACGCGATAAGGCAGAAGAACTCGCTGACAAGATGCACTTTGCTATCATTAAAGATATCGGTCACCTTGAAGGTGGCACCAAACGTCAATACTCAATGAATAACGGACTCAAATAATGGCAACATACTCATCTTCTCAATCCAAGTACATCACGCTAGTGGCAAACACGGTAGATACCGTTACCCTTACTGGAACAGGTAACGCTTTGCGTTTTGTTACTACGGCCGGTACTTCTCATGCCTATGTAACTCTAGCCAGCACTGGTTTAACACCAGCTACACCTACCGTTGGTGGCGACAATACGTACGTAACGGTTCACGGAAATCCTGGGTACATTGATATTCCGTGGAATGGTGGCGGGGCTGTAGTTAGTATTATCAGTACGGGTACTCCGACGATCGGCATTATGCTAATCTAGTAGATGCTCAAAAGCTTTAGACTTTTTGTTTCCCTATTCTTCCTAAGCTTTTTTCTTTTATCTTCACAAGCAAAAGCTGAAAATCCGGTAATTACCAGGCCTACAGACTTTTGGTTTGAGTACACCGAACCGACGCAGTTTATTGCCGAGACCTTCATGATGGAGAGCAGCAACTCCGATCCCCAGTTGTGGCTGTACGACGAGCAGGGTACCCTTCTCTACACCAATGACGATTACAGGGGTTTGCAGTCCTACATCTCCATGGAAGTGCAACCCGGCAGATATCGCCTGCGCGCGGGTACATGCTGCCACCAGCCCGATGTGTGGCGTGACGGGGTGCAGTGGAACGTCAGCTACGAGCTAACCTTTAATGGTATCCCTGCGTCAACTACGACTTCTTCAACGACCACCACGACAACGCTCCCACCAACAACAACCACGGAGCTACCTCAAACAACCACAACATCTACAACCACCACCACAACTACTACCACCACGATTCCGGAGACGACAACGACATGGCCTCAAACTACCACAATTCCGACGACGATTCCTACTACTACTGCAGCGCCAGTGACTGTGCCTGCCACGACTACGACTGTCCCTGCCACAACCACAACCACTACAAGCACGACAACGACAGTGCCCGAGACTACGACGACAGCACCCCCGGTAGTGATACCCCCAGTGGTGACTGCGGATCAGGCCGCGGAAATTGCAACAAGCCAGGAAGCCCTGGCGGAAGCAACTGAGGAACAGGCCACCGAGGTCTTTGCTGCGTTGGAAATCGAAGAGCTTTCTGATACTCAGTTGGAAGAACTAGTTGTAGCCGTCCAATCGGCCCCTGAGGCGGTCCGTGAGGCGTTTGAAGAGGAAATCAACATCTTCGGCGGTCAGGTCGATTCCTACGTCCCTGTTGGCTCTACAGTGCCTGTAGGCGAGCGCCGCAGTTTGATTGCTATCGGCATAGCTATGAGCGTAGCTCCTGCAGCAATTCGCCGGAAATGATAAAATCTAGCAATGCGTAAGTATTTTGGTGCTATCTTATCTCTGCTGATTTGGGCCTCCGGAACAGGTATGGTATTAATTACCCTGTCAGGAGACGCCCTCAGTAAAGCATTGTACATCAGCGCTGCTACGTTAGGTGTTAGTGTTGTGGCTATCGCATTTGGCGTTGGAGTAGATGATTAATGGCAGTTCCAGCAGAGCAGGATCTTGTAGTAACACGTGGGGATACGCTGACTGTCGGCGTCACAATGACCACTAACGGCACAACGCCCATTAACATTACTAACCGCGTATACACATCTATGGTTCGTCAGAACTATGACGACCCTACTCCAGCGGCCACCTTTACCTGCACAATTATTAGCGGTGCAGCTGGTACTCTTCAGCTAGTTATGTCTGCCGCAAGTACAGCCGTTCTTGAACCACAGAACTATTATTGGGATCTCCAGGAAAACGCTTCCGGGATTATCACTACCATTCTTTCCGGTTCCTTTGTTGTCTTGCCTGACGTTACGAGGACTTAATGCCCAGCGTAGACGTAACAGTTACCAGGGCTGACGTTGTTTCCGGCGTAATTACGAGCGCCGTTGTTACCGTCGTCGGCACCACAAACGCTGGTCCTCAAGGAGCCACTGGTGCAACGGGAGCTACAGGAGCTACTGGCCCCACAGGTTCGACTGGAGCCACAGGAGCTACTGGTCCTACAGGCCCGCAAGGCATTCAGGGTATTAAGGGCGATACTGGAGCAACAGGTGCTACAGGAGCCACGGGCCCGCAGGGACCAAAGGGCGATACCGGAGACACTGGTCCTACTGGACCTACCGGTGCTACAGGAGCCACGGGCGCTCAAGGAATCAAAGGCGACACAGGAGACACGGGACCGACAGGACCGACAGGACCGACAGGCGCTACGGGACCGACAGGCCCAACAGGTGCAACAGGTGCAGATTCTACCGTTCCTGGACCAACAGGGCCAACAGGCGCTACAGGGCCAACAGGCGCTACGGGGGCACAAGGTCCACAGGGAATTCAGGGAGTTAAGGGTGATACCGGAGATACAGGTCCAACCGGGGCTACCGGTCCTACTGGACCTACCGGTGCTACAGGGCCCACTGGTGCAACGGGAGCTACCGGCGCAACGGGCGGATTCAACTCCACTCAAACAATTGTATCAGGGACAACATACACCCCCTCTTCTGCCGACGTAGGCAAGATGATTCAGCTGACCAATACAAGCAATATCAACATCACTATCAACACGGGTCTTGGTTTGACAGCAGGACAAAGTATTGACTTCCTTCGCTTTCAAACTGGAACCGTTACATTTAACGGCACAGCAGTACCGGTAGCTACTCCAGGCTTAAAGCTTCGCGATCGGTATTCTGCTGCAACATTGTTTTGTGTGGGAACTGACAGCTATGTGCTTATTGGAGATTTGAGTACATAATGCCCATCAGGCACGGGTTCATGGGCGCAGGAATTACGCTTTTGCCAGCGATTACCATCAGTTCCACGACAAACTTTAACGAATCTAGGGCAACGTTTAATGCTGTAGTTAACCCCAATGGCTATACAACAAGCGTACAATTTCAGTACAAAAAAAGCTCTGAATCCAGCTGGACTAACGGAGCAACGATTACTGGGATAATTGGAAGCACCAGTCAAAACGTTTTTAGTAATCAAACTGGTCTTGAAATCAACAACTCTACCGGCACGATTTACGATGTCCGCGCCGTAGCTACAAACTCTGTTGGTACACAAACATCAGGGACTACAACGTTCACAACATGGCGTTTGCTTCCATACGCAAACGGTACTGCTGGTTCGTACTCTGTTAGCATCCCTACCGTTACGCCTACTGGTGGAAGCCCTATTGCGGCGAGCATTTACAACATCTTTATATGCGGTGGCGGTGGCGGTGCCGGTATGGGCGGTGGCGGTGCTGGCGGTTACCGTGCTCTTTCTTCGCGCGCCTTTTCAAGTGGTGCAAATCAAGGCTTAACCGTTGCGGTTGGTGCCGGTGGCGGTGGTCGAGCAGCTGGTGGGGCTACATCAATTAGCGGCACCAACTGGACAACCTTGTCGGCTGGTGGTGGTGCAGCTGGTGCATACAACCCACCATATGGCGGCAATGGCGGCAATCAAGGATCAGGAGACGGAGCTACCACGGGTGGTGTTGGTTATTCAAACTTAGACAAAAACAGCAACCCTGATCCCAATAACTATTCTTATGGTGGTGGCGCAGGGTGGGCTGCTAACGGAGGAAACGCAGGAGACATTCTTGATGGACCGTTCCGTCCTGGCAACGGCGGCAATGGATCTGCAACGACGTATGGCTCGTACACAGGAGGAGCGGGAGGCCGAGGATATTCTGTGCAAATTGGAACCGGAGCAGTTGGTTCTAACGGCGCAAACTGGGGTGGGTTCGGTTCAGGCGGTCAAGCAGTCGATGGTGCCGGTGTGGTTGGTTTAGTCTACTTCCAGTACTATGGAGCACCATGATCCAAACACAATTATTTTCAACAGCAATCTTGTCTACGCACAGAGGATTCTTTGTTCTTGACAAACTCCCTAAGTTTGCAGCAGAAGTAGATGTTTGGGTTCAAACCCCGGCAGGTAACGAATCGGTCGATTTTGTTGACGTATTTGTTCTTCAGGACGGGACGCTGTTGGCTGCATGGGTCCACCCATTTCAAAAGCTTCCAATCCACAACTTGACAGTCTTTTGTGATGGTGTAGTTCAGGTTCTGAACCTTTATCCGCTTGAGCGTATTTTTGACGTTTATGACCGCCCTCTTGATTCGGGGCTCGGAACATTTACGTTTACAAAATCAGTAGCCATTGACGGGGGTGATTGGCGCTGCGATCGCGGCATGTATGGGGCAAAAGCTTTTGAACAAGAAAACCTTGATTCCGTCTTTCAAGAAGTTGGTCAGATTGTTGTCTATGAGCCGTTTCTTAATTTAAACGGTACGTCGCATTTGATTTACGTAGAGGCAAACGACAGAACTCAATTGGCAGAAGAAAAGGTCAACAACAGCATTGCTCCCGTAACCGGCCGCACGCTCCAGGAAACTATGCGCCTTGTTTATGAATGGTCGGTTCTTGCCGAAGATCCATTTAACAGCACAGACGAGGCGGCCACAGCAGCTAAGACATTCCTTGATTCCCTTGGGTTTACTACAGAGGAACGCGCAGCCCTAGCCTCTTTGCCACCTATGCAGATCAGCAACTACTTGGCAGGTAGCGAAACGGCCCGTGTCCGGCCATCAGGCATTTCTGCTTTAGATAACGCTATCAAGACAATGGTGTTCAAGCGCATGGCCTCATCCTCCTTGTCGGCTTTGTTCCAAATTCACGGAATTGAAGACACTTACGGACTTGCAGCATTAGAACAGGCCGAGCTCAACGCGGGTATTCAAAGGTTTAACGACTACTACGTCGAACCGATCAGTCCTGGAGATAAACCGTTCTACGACAACCAAGTCAGGTTCTTTGCCAACAAGCAGTCCATCCTTGATGGTGGACTAGGATTAGGATAGAATTAACCCATGAACCGTGGTCAAATTCGTACGGCTGTAAAGCAACGCCTAGCAATCCCTGCTTCCGGCGACGGCTTGCTTCCGGACACCACGATTGACTCTTTGATCAACCGCTCCCTAGCTACTATCTCAGCTACCAAGGAATGGCCTTGGCTGTTGGACACTCAGGCTATGACTTTTGTAGGCGGCTCGGCTACTGTCCCCAACGACTTTGTACGGGCCCGCCAGCTGGTTATTAACGATCTTCCGGTCATGTGGGTCCAGCTTGAGGACTTCCTTGACCCTGACCGCATGACGGCTACCTTTGCTTGGACGATCATCGGCAACAAGGCTCGGCTCAACCCTCTTCCGACAACCGATCAAAACGGAACTTTGTACTACTACCGTAGTGAGCCTGAATTGCTGAGCGACTATTCGACACCGCTGATGCCAGCTTTGCACCACCCTCTAATCGTGGCCTACACCTCGTACCTTGCAGCAATGGTTCGCCAAGACGAGGGACGTGCTGCGGTATACCAGGCTGAGTACCAAGCAATCCTTGACACCATGCGTGACGACCTGAAGCAAAACACCTCTCGCCGCATTCGGTATAGCCCTGGTTACCAACATGCTGCGTGGTCATAATGCCAGCCTTTACTTCTACATGGGATGACTTTACCGGCGGGTATTTCATTGGCGAGAACGATAACCGCCAGCCACGATCTACCTTTACTGGCGAAAACGTAGCCGTATCACTTAACGACGGATCTGTTGTTCCCACTAACGCCGTAGCTCAACTTCCTCTTTATTCAAACACCGAGTCTGTCGTTATTGAAAATAATTCTATTTATATAGACGCAGGATCTACTTCAAGTAGTTTTGTTACTGCCGCTGTGCAAGGAGGTTCATATCTATATTTTGCTGTTCAAATTACTACGACCTCAAGCAAATCTTTCAGAATGTACAGAGTGGGGCTTTTTAAAGAATCGAGCCAACAGCTTGTTTCTGTTAGTGACGCCGTAACTATCGACAACGCATTTAATATTAGTAATGTATTTACCACCAACGAGGGTGGTCAAGTTTATGCTTACGTTGGTGCAAAGGACAAAATATACAGATTTACCGGAACTGGCGCATGGAACGCAGTAAACCCTGCAGTCAAGACCGACATTACTCTTCCCGCAGGCATCACTAGCGTTGATGGTATAACTGTATGGAATGCAAGAATGGTGGCCTGGTCATCTACGACTGACTTTGTTTATTTTTCAGCCTCGCTTAATTTTAGCTCCTGGGATCCTATTGATTATCTTGCTCCAGGTTATTCAAACAACGGTGTCACTTGGGTGATACCTAGATACGACGATCTGTTGGTAATTAAGCCAAACGCTATTTATTCTATTACCGGAGTTCTTGGCGCAACTGCTGCTGTCCGTCAGGTTTCTGATGCTATCTATCCACTTGATACCGACTATTCGTCAATAGTTTCGCAATCAAACACCATGTTCTACCTTTCACGATTGACAGAACCTTACTATGCGAACATCAATTTCTTGTCCGGTCAACAAGTAGGGGTCGCAGCTTATCAAAACTTTGGTAGAGCATTTGAATCTCCGTATGGCGGCATAGACCATGCTACACCGCCAGCTCTTGCCGCAACAGCAAATGGTGACGTTGTGTGCACTTATTCAGTTAATGAATTTGGTGCTGGCGGGTTCTACGCCTTGATCAGAAATAGGTTTGGCGATTGGTTAAGAATCAAAAGCCATTCTTTAGATTTTTATTCTGTTCCTGTTGGCGGAGTATCGCAAAACAATAAATTCATTAGACGCTACAGCGCTGTAAATAACTACCAAACCCCAACAGGGACAAATGGTTTTTCGCCAAACGCAATGCTATTTATGCAAGTTGCTTCTAATACAGAAGACGGTTCCGGAAGTGTTAAATACGCTAGATACAAAGCTATTTCTTTTGGCATTTGGTTCCAGCAACAAATTAATGCAGGGCATGATTATTCAGGTTCCCCTTCTGTAATCGCTGACGCTGTTACAGAGGGAACAGTAATCCTTTCTGCGGTTGACGATCAAAAAGCTTCTACCATCCGTCGTGTTTATGTTGAAGCAACTCTTGACATGGACTATATGAATTACGACGACTTCACTGGGACTGCTCAAATGTCCGTATCTGTAGTTAATAGTGCTCCGGAAGATGTTGCCTATGACCCAACTTTAAACTTTGTATCTACAGAACGTACGTACAGCCAAAGCCTTGTAGACATTCCAAACACAACATCGTTTATTCCCAACGATGCAAAGGCGGCTCCCTATGTATCCGGAAACCCATACAAGAGGGTAACCGCTACCCGCATTCTTCGTTTTGACTCAGATAACATGGGCTACGGTTACAAGCACAATGTATCTATCAGATTTTCCGGCTTTAGGATTAAGCGTGTTTGGATTGAAGGAGATTCACGATGAATGAGGTTGTGTGGCGTCACCCACGCCAAGCTTACGAATTGGCCTACGTGCTAAAGAATGACCGAAGCGGGGCTTATGAAGAGTACGCTGCGGCGTTGCGGGAAAACATTGTTTCTTTGGAGGATAGGATTTCTCAGATGCAAGCTCAAATCGACGCTTTGTGGGCGGCAGCAGGCTTGTAGCAATACGCTACTATATATGGGATAATTGCCCTATGAACCTTCAAGTTGTCAAAGATGTAGCTACTCGCCTGATCGCCCTGTTTGTATCCAGCTCGCTCGGCATCATTACCGGTTCGTCGGTCATCGACGCATTTGCTAAGGATATCAGCGTTCCTCTTTGGTACAAGGCTCTTCAGGCTGGCGGCGCTGCCGTGGCTTTGGTTGTCTACGATCTCAGTAAGGCTCTTAGCGACGGCAAGCTCACCAAGGCTGAAGTCGACAAGGCATTTGGCGTAGACCGGGACAAGCACAGTGCCGCGTAAGTATCCCTATTATCCTGCGAAAGACCATGGTAAAGCCCGTCCTGGGACGGAAAAGCTGGCCGACCTTTGTAACCGCCGCTGGAAGACTAAGAACCTAGGAATCTACGCTTCGCGGCTGATGAGAAATTCCCACACCGCAGGCAAGACTGCCAAAGACCCGGGCATGGAGAAGTGGCTCAGCGTCCACGCTACAGGTGCTGCCGTTGACATTGGCTATGACGACCGCAAGGTCGGAGTAGAGATGTACGACTGGTTCATTAAGTACACCAAGGAACTTGGCATCGTCGAGATTCACGACTACGCCTTTGACAAAAACGTCAAGGATGGCAAGCCCGGTTACGGCCGCGGTTTTCGCTGTTCGCGAGGCGAGGGGAAGGCTGGGGAAAAATTATTCACCTCCGACGATAACGCTGGAAGTTTTGGGGGGAAGTGGTTGCATCTAGAGCTTGAGCCTGCAATGGCCGACGACCCCGAGCGCTTTGAAGCTGCTTGGCGAGCACTCCCTAAGCCTGGCTGATCATGACTGCTGCTTGGTCTGCTCTCCTGGTGGCCCTTATATCGGGACCACTTATGTGGGTATTATATAGATTGGACAAGCGCAATACTAGTCAACACGGCCAAGCTGTTGATCTTATCCACTCAGTCAAGCACGACGTAAAGGAAGTCAAGGATATGCAGGTTTGGATGGACATGAAGCTTGACAAACATATCGACCAGGACCACGATGCCAAGCACTAATGACTATTACGACAAACTGAAACTGCAGCTAGATGCCGCAGCCGTAGCCAAGAAGGCTGCCTTAGATGCCCAGCTTGAGCGGGCAACCAATGCTCAGTTCGGGGCTGACGGCAGTATTACCAAGCAGGGCACCGGAACTCTTGACGTAAACTACCAAAATGAAAACAGAACAATTGGTACAAACGCAGAAAGTTCCGGTACTTTAAGGTCGGGTCAATATGGCCGCAAGCTTACTGAGAATGAAACCGACTACCGATCCCGTGTTACCGGTGCTAAGGCAACGACAACAGCAGCAAAGGACGAAGTTGACACTACTACGGCGTCTCAGTTGGCTCAATATCAAGCAATGTATTATACTCCACCGGCTAAAACAACAACACCAAAAACAACGACACCCAAAACTGGGGCTGGGGCTCAAGGCACAAGTTCGAAAAAAACAGAATCGACCACCCCGCTTCCTATCGGCGCAAACGTTTTTACTCCAGGCAGGCCGGTTGTAACGCCAAAACCCAAAGCCTTAAAACCGGTTAATTCCGGCAAAGCCCCTGTTACCATGAGCCCTGCTGCTGTCACCGCATACCAACGTGCTTTTGGAAGGAAAAGATAATGGCTCCATTCCAACGGTTCTCCAATGAAATTGCTGCACGACAAGCTGCCCTTCAGGCAGATACTGCCAATGTAACCAATATGTCGGGCGCTCTTAGTAGTATCGCCGCTCAAACCGGAAACCCTGGTGCTGTATACTCCCAATCACAAATCCCCTCGATTGGTGGCTTGGCAAATATGAAAGCCACAACAGATACAATGTCAAACCAACGTACAACAAATTCTAAGAATCAGGTCAAAGACCTTCCTGGGTATGTTAAATCGTATCGGTCATATCTAAAGTGGCGTTATCCGTCTCGTTATGGCGGTGGTTCAGGATCAAATTATGGGATTACTCCAAACACTTCCTACGGTTACAGTATTGATGACTTGACTAACGAAGGATTCCCTGCACCGCCGTTACCAGGAGGGATGAAGTGATTGGTTCACTTAACCAGCTATACAACGCCGCTATGGGAAAACCAACAAAGCGTCAGTTTGTAAACCCTATGGCCCAAGGGTCACGGGCGGGCGAAACTCCACAAGGCTACGGCATGTGGGACAAGACCGGGATGAACCCGACAGGCACAGGTTTCCAGTCTCTTAATGATATTTTTGGTACACGCGGTCAGGTTGAAACCGTACAAGGTGGAGATCCGTACGCTTACAGGAATCAACTAGCCGACAGAATGGCAGCTAGCAAGCGTCCAATTCCTGGCGGAGCAACCGAGTTTAACGACGTTTATATGGGCTTGCTAAACAGTCGCCCATCCGGTGGACTTTCTCAAAAGGGCAAGTACGGAGGCTTCTTTACTGCTGACGAACGCAACAAGGCTATCGAAGGCGGAGCACTACAGCTTTCCGGTGAAATCCCTGGTCAGTTGCGAACACAAGCCCAGGGTCGTTTTAATCAGTTGGAGACAATGAAGGAAGACGCCTACAACGCTTATGTCAATAGACTTACTGGTGGTGGTAGGTCTATCCTTGGTATTCAGGGAGCACCATTGGCCCGTACAGGCGTAGAGGGCGGAGAGATTGACAGGTTTGTCAATCCGGCACGTACCTACGAGAACGAGCTTCAATCATGGGCTGATACAAACGCCACCAAGGCCAACGCTTACCTTGATGCTGCTCAACAGTTTGAAAACACGAACTTGAGCGATCTTGCAGAATCTGTGGCTATGCGTCAGTACGGGGTCAACCCGTCGCTTGCCAACTCCCTGTTTGGTGATTTTGAAGAGCGTCGGAATCAGCAATTGTGGGATCAGAGTGCTGCCGATCAAAAAGCAGGCAATGCACAGGCTACATCGCAAATTGAATCGATCACTAATTACAAGGGAAGCACGGTTGCCGGTCTTACCGGACGTTCGCCATCACAGCTTTACCGAGGCATTAACAAGCCCATTAGTTGGGAAGATGCAGATGGCAACAAGAACAAGCAATACGGATACAACATTGTTGAAGAAGCTTCTGCTTTGATTGGTTCAAACGACAACCAGGGCGCTTTTGACCTTGCTTCATCTATTGAAAATGCTGCTGGCGGAGCTGAAACTGCTGCTCTCATTTATGCTATGTTGTACCTCGGAGGATACAATAAGGAAAATCTTAAGAATAAGCTCTACCTTTCCGGCATTGTTGCACCTTAATGGCACCTAGAAAACCTTCTCTTTTACCACCACTCCCTGGAGACCCTGGCAGCGGACAAGGTTCTACTACCCCTACGTCGACTACGACAACTACAGCACCGCCGCTTCCCAAGAGCCTGATGCCCGTTCCTACGGTTCCTAGTGATCCGGTACCACCCAACAAGACCCGTCTTGGCACCGTGCCGATGGAAAAGAAAAAAGGTGGTTGGAATTTAATTCCCACCTACGCTAAGTCTGTTGGCGATATGGTCATCAACGCTGGACCTGGAGCGGTGCATTTTTTTGGTGGTGCCGGTGTCGACATTGTTCAAGCATTTGGTGACATTGGTGCGAGCCTTATCGGGGTTGATTATCAGCCGGGTTACGGAACTACGAATCAGCTGATTGCTTCGGCAAAGGGAACGGGCCAACTGGCTGTTGACATTGCTCGACGTGGTGCAGCCGTAGGCAGAGTCACTCCAGTATCTACGCCTGGTGGCGTAAGCATGGGAACTGCAAAAGTTGAACCCTTCTCAGAACGTGGTGCTGGACGCTACGAACAAGCTATTGCTAACAACCAGTCAATTCTTCCGTACATTATTGAAGACGCAGGAAACGCAACTCTTGTTGGGCCTATCTTCAGAGGCGTAGGCAAGGGAGTCAGTTTTAGTGGTCGTAGGGTTGCAGGAAAACCAGGCGCTGCTGGAGCAAGCGGAGCTGCTGCTACTCGTGGATTGCCAGGATTGGGTGGCGTTTCTCAAGAAGCTGCTACTGGCAGTTTTCGTACTGCTGCTGGATCAAGGCTTCAAAAAGTTGGAGCTTCGCTAATTAATGTTGGCGACGATCTAAACAGAGCCACTTCAACTCTTGGTATTAACAAAATAGCCGCTTCTCCGTTTTTGCCATATTCTTTGGGCCGCAAGGGAATTCTTAACCTTTACCGCAATGGTATCTACGTTGGTGGAGATTCTGCTTATATTGCTTGGGGAGCAAGAGCTGCGATACGTTTCCAACAACAGATCAATAAGCTACGTGATCAAGGTGTACCCGTCGACGACCCAATGATTGTTGACCTGGAAGCCAAGAAGCGTCGGGCTGGCAACCGTGCCATGACCCAGCAATTGAAAAAGGAAACAAAAGAAGCTGTTCGTGACCGAGGCGCTGAACGCGGAGCCGTTGTTCGCGGCCTTACCAACGAGATCGAGAACGCCTTATACAAAGACGAAATCAACCCCGAGACTGGAGAAGTCTACGGAAGATTGACGGCAGCAGAGGGTCAGGCAGTCATCGCTGTTCTTAACGGCACTGCTCAAATGATATTCCGATTAAAGAAAATCTTTGGCGACAAGCTAACTCCTCAGATGATTGCGCTTCTTGGTCGTTACGACCTGTACCCGGAGTTTGCTCTTACTCCTGAAGGTGCGGACATTGCGTACAGTATGCTCAATCCAAACGAAAGCGTTATTAGCCAACAGGTCTTTGACCGCGTTAGCTACGCAATGGACAGCCTCGGAAGAACCATTGTAAACAGCATGACGGATCGTGCGATCAAGGGTTATGGTCGTCGCAATCCACTTCCTCCCGAATACCTTGTTCCCCAACCTTTTGTTGAGAAGCTTGGGCGCAACGTTGAAGAAGCTTTAAGAAAAGCAGAAGCAGATTTAGTCAACGCTCAAAGAAGTGGAAAAGCAACACCGGAACAAATAGCTGCATTGACAAATAACGTAATTGCTATGGACAACCTTTTGTCTGCGTGGAACTCCATTGTTGAGTTAGGAATCACAGAGCTTCCGCTTGACCACCCTGACCGCATTAACGCACTTAAGTCTGTTGTGGACATGCTGCCTGACGAGTTGGCTCTTGACCCGTCGATGTACAGCGCTGCTCAGCGTATCCCCCTTGAGTTCTTCCGCCGATTCCGTGCTGCAATGGGCCGCCACATTATCGAAGGTACAACGTTTGAGGATGGTGGGCCAACGCCTGGAGGCCCTGATGACGGTTTCCCTCGCACCCCTCGCAACGCAAAGTTTGATGCGGTAGATGTTGAGCTCGCTAAGCGTGAACGAACAGTCGATAACATTGAAAAAGACATTGTTAAGATTGGCGAAAAGATCCACAAAAAGGAAGAACAACACGTCAACCTTGTTGAAAAGATTGTTCGCTACGACATTGTTGACGAGTACATCAGTGGCAAACCGATGCAGCAAATTGCTGACGAACGCGGTGTCAAGCTTGAAGTAATTTCCAAAGTGGTTCGCTCAAGCCCAGCGGCCAACACTTTTAACCGCATGGAGAAGATCGCTAAAAGCATTCGCGAAATGGAAGCTGCATACGACGGTGTTGTTGACGAAACAGAACTTATTTACATTAAGAACCAAGTAGAAGGTCTCAAGGCTCAAGTCGCTGAATTGCAACAACAATACGAAGCATACAAAGCAGAAGAGGCTGCTGCTCGTCAAATTGCAGAAAGCCAAGAAGACACGCTTTCTCAGGAGCTTGACGACCTTGATACACAGCTAGATAACCACGAGGCAGAATACGAACTTGCCGGTGGCGTGGTTGATGACGTTTGGGTTGACGAAACACCGGAACAAAGCAATCAACCTTTTGTTACTAGTGCTACGCCGGAAACGCTCATTCTTGATGCTGTGCCAACCGCATATCAAAAAGCATATGATTTAATCCCGGAAGAAATTAAATCAGCACCTCCCAAAAATAAAGTTACTAAAGAAAATAAAGAATATTATTTTGCTGATCTTCCTCAAACACCCGAAGGGCTTGCTAAAGCCTATGTTTATCTTCGACGAGAGAACTTGGGTAATGGTCGTTGGGGCGAACTTAGAATTGACAAAGATTCTGCATTAAATGTTGTTTTTTACGCTAATCGTAAAAGCCCAATTAGTGGGTATCAAATGTCTGAGATTAAACTGCAGATTGAAAACAATCCTTTAGCAGAAGATGAAGCTTTACAAAATGTTATTAATGAAATAAATGAGCTTCGTTCAACTTTTAACTCGCTTTTAAATGGTGAAGAATTCACAATAATTGATCATCGGTTTTATTATTTTAATTTTAACGGAAATTTTTTAGAAGCGGAAATGCCGTTTGCTTTTGTTGAACATTTGGCTGATGGGAAGGCAAAATATGAAACACCTACACCTGAAATGGTTAAGGCTTACAACGACGCCATCAATGACGTAGAACGCCTTTTCCGCCAATCTGTCGGTCTGCCTCCTATGGAGTCTGACGTTGGTGCAACAGCACCAAGACTTGCACCAGTCGAGACGCCAGCTCCAACTCCAACAGAAGCACCGCAGCCTGGACTTGCACCAATTGAACAACCAACAAAAAAAGCCAAAGCAGGTGAATTTTTTACTCGCGTAACAAAAAAAATTGGCCCGTACAAAGATGAAATTCAATGGCCGCGAGTTAAACAAGTACTTGATTTTTTTGAATCAAAACCCGATGTATCACCTCCAACGCCCGCACAAAATAAAAAAGCAACAGCTTCTTATGTTAAGTCCGCGATTAAGAGTGGAAGACCTTTTCACATTCTTGAATGGGAAGGCACTAAATATTTTTCTGATAGTTATATAGTCGTACCCGTTGAAAGAATTGGCGATGGCGTTTGGGTGCCAACAGAAGACGCTGTTTATAAACATACAGGGAAGGAAACACCTTCAGAAAAAACCACGCAAAAAGGCGAAGTCCCTGAAGCCCTTAAACAAATTCTTGACAAAGTATTTAAGGGTAAAGAGCCATACGAAAAATTAAAATTAGTAAGGCAAGAAAAACTTGCAACAGGTGAAACTGTTATGGTTTTTGCAGATAGCACCGGGACCTTAAATTACATTTTGCGAGAACGGTTTGACCTGTTTCCAAGGGCCGAATATTACGGTATTGCAGGAGAAACAAAAAAGCCAATTGTTGTAAAGATGCTTAGGACTAAAGGAAGCAGCTCCGCTTTGACAATGCCGATTGCTGGCAGTGGTCAAGTTAAAATTAGCGTTGAAGAACGTATTAATCGAGCAAAGCAATGGATTGATAGCAAAGCTTCAAAAATCCCCAAAGAAGTTGGCGAAAGAATTAAAGCCGACCTTGACGCTATTTTTGATCAATACCTTTTAGATTTCCCTGTTACTAGACCTTTGTCGCCAGCAGAACCGAGTTTTGCTCCAGTCCCCGCTGCAGAAGCACCGGCTGCCCCGGCACCAGCACCACTTCGTCCCAAGGCAAAGACCCCAGCAGAAGTGCAGGTCGATCCTAAGATTCGTGACGAGGCCATACAGAAGGCTGTGTACTTCGCCGACCTGGCTGATGCTGCTGCTGCTGATGCCTCTGCCGCTCTCAACGCTGCTGAAACACTCACCCAGCGTCTTCAGTTCCTTGAAGAATACTTCGAACAAAAAGCCAAGTACGACGTTGAAGTAAACCGACTGGCTATCCAGCTTGAGGTCTCGCAACGCGCCCGTGCCCGCAGGGATAAGCTTGAACAAGAAATTGCTGACCTACGCCTAAAGCAAGTGCAGGCACAAGAAGGGTTGGGGCCAGCCCAAGAAGCCGTTGAGTCGATTCTTTCAAGCCCTTACTACGACGAGTACCAACAGCTCAAGGGCAACATCCCGCTTGATGTGGCCATGGGTGACAACTTCCCAACAAACGTTGGCGGCTATTCCCTCCCTGACCTTGAAGGCAATGTCGTGCCCCTCGGCGGTCCTATGTACGTTCCTTCCGGTGGACCAAAGAAGTTCTTTGGTGGAGTTGCTCAGGACGTTACTGAAGAGGGACTCACGGGATGGCGTGATCTTAAGAGTGAACACTATCGAGACGGCGACCGCCATGTGATCTTCTCTCTTGAGCAAGTTGCTATTCGCATGGGCCAAGAAGTATCAATGATGGTTGAGAACGAAAGATACCGTTTTATCATTGCGACCTACGGCGAAACCGCTTCGGCGATTCTCGGGGACGAATTTACTCAACAGCTTTACGAACAGGCTGTTCAGTGGGCCGACAACTACGACGCCTCTACTCTCCAAAGCATGTTCAAGGAAGAGTGGGAAAGGGCGCAGCAAGATCCCGATTTTGTTCCAGGAATTGCGGCTTACGCCCCTGGAATCCCAAGCCCAACTCAGGCTCGTGAATTTGCTATTCGTAAACAATACGGAACACTTATTGCTGAGGCGATGAAGAAGATTGGTTATGACCCAATTGATCCATACAAAGACATTAAAGCGCTTTATCCTGAGCGCGACGTCAATGCCAATCGACTTACGCCAGTAGACGAAGGAATAGACCCAGCAGACCTTGAGCCCGTTAGGGAAAATATTGTCCCTGAAACGATGTTCCTCCCAACCGGTATGCGGGAAGTGATGATGCAGGTGGTTGTTCCTCAAAAGAACGCAGCGCTCACCAAGATGCTAAAAGCATCGGCAGCAGTTACGTCTGCCATGAAAACAACAACGCTTGTCTTCTCTATCCCCTGGCAACTTGGCGACATTATTTCCAGTATGCAAATTGCCAAGGCTGCGGGTATTCCATTTAGTGTGTTTGTTGAACAACTAAATACAGTTCTTGAGCAGGAATTTGGATCGGTAGCTACTAGAAAAGACGCTTTGCAAACATTAAAGCGTTTCGTTATTCCGGAAATCGATGCTAACGCAAACATTCCTCAAAGACTTAAGGATTTTTTAACCCCTGAACCAATGACCGTAGGACCACTTGGTCGTGTGGCTTCAGAATCACCGGTTCAGGATCTTGGACAAACGGCTCAAGAAAGAGCTGTTCTGTATCCGGAAACAATGGATCCCAAAAAGCGTTTAACAAATCGCATTGCGGACAAACTTGGCATTAAGCAAATTGGATACATCGGCAATTTCAACAAGGCAGTTGTTGGCACCATGTATAACATCAACGCCTCAATCAACAAGTTGATGCGCCACGCTTTCTTTCTTTCTAAACTCCAGGAATCGTTGAAAGCACGAGGAATGACCCTGGAGCAACTCAATAATGATTCTGCTGCTGGATGGAAGAACGATCCGGAAATTCGTCAATTAGTGTTCGACGCTGCTGATTCCGCAAACGACTGGCTTGGAGATTATGCAAACCTAAACATGAAAGAAAGAATGTACTACTCTCAGGCATTCCCATTCTATTCATGGATGCGTCATATCCATCATGTCTTCAACCTGGTTGTTGACACAAACCCTGACTTCTTGGGCTACTACATGTACCTCGGTTCGTTGTATATGAACGCCGAAGAAGATCCAATGAACCTCCGTCGTGGATCAATCAGTGCTTTTGGCGGAGTATCAAACGCTGGATTTATTAACCCATTTGCTGACGTTCTTGGTGGCCCGATAGCTTCCTTAGTACTGGAAGGAAACGTCAAGCCTCTTGGTCAGTCCCTTGGTCCCGTGCCTCGTCTTGTTGGCGGAGCGGCTGGTCTTGACATTACAAAAATGCGTAGTCTTAGTCGTCCGGCTGGAACCGGATCATACGACGAAGCAGGAAACTTGACATACAGTGGTGTGGTACGCAACCCAGGAGAAGCTTTGGGCTTTACGCTTCAGCAGTTCCCGCTTGCCACTCGTATCATGAACATCAACCCGACGCCGTTTGACAACATCCCGGGTACACGCATTGCCCTTGGCCCTGTGTCTCGTTATCAGACTGGTGAAGCACGAATAAACCCAGTCACGGGACAACGCCTTGAATCTCCAGGCGGTCGACTTGCTGCAACTGCTCGCTTGTTTGGTACGCCACTTGTTCCGTACCGTTCTGATGATCAGATCAACCAGGTTATGTTGTCTGCTCGTGGACGCCTGATGACCCTTGAAGAGCTCCTTCGTCGTCGTGAGATCTCCGGAGCACCATGACCTACAGCGTGATAGTGAAGGGCCAGCGCCCCTGGACAACTAACCAGGAGCGTAAGAAAGGCTCCCACTATCAACGGGCTGCCATTACTAAGTGGTGGAGGGAGGCGTTCCGGGACGCTGCCTTGGAGGCTGGAATCCCTCATTTCCGGTCTATCCGTATCGAGGTGACTCCGATCCTTCCTGACCGCAAGTTTCAGGATACCGGTGCCTGCTACCCCACAGCCAAGGCAGCCATTGATGGTCTGGTAGACGCTGGTGTAGTGGACGACGATGCCCCTGCATACGTCCCTACCATCACCTTCCACGCTCCTGTATTATCTAAAGAGGCAGGATTAGAACTCCTTATTATACCCGAAGGCATTTAGACATATGAAGACCCCTCCTCCAAATCCAGGCTCGTCAGGCCCTCCGGCATCTGCTGCTCAGTTTCGCATGAAGGAAGAAGCAGACAAGAGGAAGAAGAAGCCCTCTGCGATTCAAAGCCTTGCTGGAGCGATGGCAAATGCTGCGGTCGGCCAAGCTAAAAGCATGGCTGGCACTGCTGGTCGTGTAGCAAAAGCGCCAGGGAACGTAGCAAGAAGCATGGCTGGAACCGCTGGTCGTTTAGGCCGTGCAGTTAACCCATTCGACTAAGTAATGCTTCGTCCGCCGGTTGTACCCAAGAAGAGAACTCTCCAGGACCCCCCGGAGATTGTCACCCCTGCCTGGCTAGAAGCACTTACCAATAGAAAAGTTGCTGCAACCCCACAAGCGCCAGCAAGACCAAACCCTGGTATGGGACAGATGGTTGATGGTGGCAGATATGGAACTTATAACTCAAATAAATGGGGCGGTCTTTACGGCAAGTTGGTGGACGTTGCAAAGGTTGGCGACTTCCTTATTCGAGATCCGGCTGAATCTTTATTTCGCACTTTAAAAGGAGAGAACGCAAATACCACCTTTAACCCCAACAGTGGTGCTAGTCTGACGGAACGCATTGGTGCATTTGGTGAAGACGCTCTCAACGTTGCTTCTATCGTACCGGCAATGGGGGCAGCTGATGATTTTGTAAGAGCTGTAAACCCTCAAATTACAAACTTCGCATCTCAGCTTTTTGCAAAAAGAAAACCTCAATCTGACTTTGCCCCAATTACGCAAAATTGGGTTCCTTCTACTCCTCGTTTGAAAGAAGCTCTTGTAAAAGAACAGCAGCTTTCTAACGAGATAATGAAAAAGCAAATGGATATGCAATACAGAGGGACAGGTCAACTTCCTCCCGAAGCAACAGAGCTAACGGGAGAAGACTTGATAAGAATTTGGCATACAAACCCCCAAGGTAGCAAACTTCCCGGAGAACTTCTTCCCATGGAACAGGCTGCAAGATTGCCAGGAAGACGGGGAACGGGGGCTACTCAACTACTTAGTGGTGGTCCATATGGAACGCGTTCGTATGGAATTTCTAATAGATACATGGACGATGTAAAGGATATTCTTGAAGCAGACATGCCTTCTAATTTGCCTAATTTTATGACGGATTATTTGTTAGATGTTCCAGCCAATAACCCAGCTCTTCGGGAATATGCTACAAATCTTGTTGGAGGAAACAAATCTAATTTAGATAGGGTTCTTGCTGAAATAAGACAACTTCAAACAGATGATCTTATGAATAGCGTTTATTCGATTGATGACCCTGTTGATTTGTCAATGTTTGACCCTAAAACTAGAACCGCAAAATTGGGTCTCAGGATGGTCAATGAAGACGGTAGCGCTAAAACCATACGACAACTTCTTGATGAAGCAAGGACACCCACAGAAGCAAGAATGTATTTAAATGATTTCAATAGACCGGTGCGTGCTGGGGCTAGGGAATCAGGCGGCGTAAACATTATGGATAGTCAAACTCCAACAAGATTTAGTGATTTTGACGGAATGCAAGCAGCTCAAATATCAAAAGAAACTTTTAAACACCCGATTATTTTTGAGGGCCTTGACGAAAATGGCTTGCCAAGATATTCAAAAGTTTCGTTTACCAAACCAGGTCAGCCGACGTATTTGCGAGGCTCATTTTCAAAATATACAAATCGGCCATTTTCTAAAGAGTATTTTGAAGAAATTGATAGGCTTTCTGCTAAATTTGAAGCAGAAAATCCGTACGTAAGTAACCCTTATGCAATCTATAAAGAAGAAGCCAATTTTGCTTTAAAGCATCCAAACTTTCGGGCCGTAACAAAAAACCCTGGTGGCATGAATTATTGGGATCTGCCGGTAACTAGAACACCATCAGGCCAAATTGACACCGTTGGTGGCCTAAAAGCTTTGGACGCTTTGAACTTCACTCAAGAAACTTCTGAAGCAATTGCTAATAGTATGGTTAACTTCTTAAGCACTAAATACCCTAATATAAATATCAATTCCTACGCGCCTTTGATCGACGCGGCTGAAAGGTTGCATTTAAATCCTGACAGCGCAACACCTGAGTTTTCTCGTTTAATACGCCAGTTTGGCATGAAACTGGATTCCGATTTGGCTAGCAGCGCAAACGCCCATAGTGAAGAACTCACAAGTTTGGAAAATTTTTATCAATTCTTGGCAGACGAAGGTTATGGAGTTATTCCACACACCGGAGGGCAGACTTTAGGCGGGGAAACGCATCAAGCTTTTAACTTCTTAAAACCTGAACAACTTCCTGCATCCCAGTATGTAGGCGGCGATCCAATCGCTGATGTTTCATCGCTGGCTAATGCAATGCAGCGTCAAAAGGCTATTCAATGGAGGGAAGCGAACCATAACCCACTGCTTGATGTTCCCTATGCTCAACAAATTGAAGAGATGCGGTTGGCCGAACTTATGAATAAAGCAAAAAACAAAGCTCGCCTTGCAGGTACTGCAGGAATCCAGTCTATGCTTGTCGGAAGCGCTAATAACATGGGAAGAAACAATGGCAGATAAAAAAGCGTTTTGGGACACAAAAAACCCTAACAAGAAATCAGCCAAGCTAAGCCTCGCTCAGAAGAAAGCTGCTCAAGCACGTGCTGCCAAGGCTGGACGTTCATACCCCAACTTGGTAGACAACGCTTGGGCTTCTCGCCGTGGCTAGCCCAGCATGGCAACGGTCAGAGGGCAAGAACCCTGAAGGTGGGCTTAATGCTAAAGGACGTGCCTCTTACAATCGTGCAACAGGTGGGAAGTTAAAGCCACCAGTGTCTCGGGAGCAAGCAAAGAAGTCACCGAAGTCAGCTGCTCGCCGTGAGGCTTTTTGTCGTCGCATGACAGGCATGAAGAAGAAGCTGACGAGCGACAAGACAGCACGTGATCCGGATAGCAGAATTAATAAAGCTCTCCGTAAGTGGGATTGCTAATAACCACGCAAGCAATAGTTAATATGTAACTCCATTAGGAGGATGTATGACTTTAGTTTATAAGCCAGCACAAAAGCCCGAATGGCCTGTTATCCAGCAGGGGCCCCGAGTAGCCATTCCACGCAACCGTTCCAAGCCAATGGAATCCGAGATGAAGCGTTGTGTCGTTTTGCCGGACATGCAGATTGGTTACTACCGGAACCGCAAGGGGAAAATGGAGCCAACTCACGACGAGAAGGCTATCGACCTTGCGCTTGCAATTACCAAGGAAGCCAAGCCTGATGTGGTAGCCCTCGTCGGGGACAACCTGGACTTACCGGAGCTCAGCAAGTACCGCATTACCCCGGCATACCAGCAGACCACCCAGGAGGCCATTGACCGTGCTTCCCTTGTCTGCGCTCAGATTCGGGCCGCAGCTCCCCACGCCGAGATCATATGGCTGGCAGGCAACCACGAGGAACGCCTCCCAAACCACATCCTAGACAACGCTAGGGCCGCCTTTGGCCTCAGACGAGGAAATGTACCCGACACCTGGCCTGTGCTCTCTGTGCCCTTCCTGTGCCGTATGGAGGACTACGGGGTGGAATACCGCCCAGGCTACCCAGCCTCACACATTTGGCTCAACAACAAGATCCGGATTATTCACGGAAGCAAGGTCAAGAGCAGTGGGTCAACCGCCCACATGTACCTTGCCAATGAAAAACACAGCGTCATCTATGGACATATCCACAGAATTGAGCTGGCTTACAAGACCCGAGAGGATTACGATGGCCCACGAACCATTATGGCAGCGTCTCCAGGCTGTTTGGCACGGCTTGACGGAGCAGTTCCGAGCACTAAGCAGGGTATGGACATTGATGGTCGCCCGCTGGTATCTCATGAGAACTGGCAACAAGGACTAGCAGTAGTGGAATATGAAACTACCGGCAAGAATCGATTTACTTACG